GCTCGTTATCCAAGAGCCTGCTAAACGCGGTCGCCCTGCTAAACAATAATGTCTAAGCAAGGAAATTTCATATCCGTAGCATCAGACCAGGAGGGCGCTGATGTTCGGATAGTCACCGAGACTAATCCGCTACCTTTGGGGCTGTTCGATGGGTATGGAAATCCTATCGGCTCTTTAAAGGGTGCGTTAAACATACATGATGCTGACGTTCATAATTCAATAGTTAATAAATATATCCATCAGCACACGGCGACAGTAACCACTCTCGCAGCCAATAGCGCCATTGACACAGATACGCTATCTCTAGCATCTGGCGCAGGTCTAGCGGCTCTTGACTACATCCATATCAATACAACATCATTAGAGACTACACACCCTAGAATACTATCATCTGTTCCAGCTTTTCCAACGTCTGCGCCCGTTGTTGTGACGCTGGATAGACGGCTTGATGTGGCGCACTTTACTGGTGACGAGGTAACAAAAGTTCTGCTCGATATGTCCATATTGGTCGGTACGCTTGCTGCACCACAGATATATTATGCTGGGCCCCCTCCTGGTGAGGTTTGGCACATAACTAGAATATTATTCTCAATGACGCACGGAACAAGTGGCGATTTAGGATTATTCGGAAACCTTGCCGCGCTTACTGGCGGGTGTGTGCTACGGGGGAGAGTGAACGGTGGCTACGCAACACTGACCAACTGGAAGACCAATTCAGATATAAAATCAGACATGTATGATGTTGATTTCGACTCTAGGTCATCAGGCGGCGGCACTTACGGAACATCAGGGCGGGGAACTTTCACAAATGCCGGTGCAGTTATCAGGCTAGATGGAGATACTAGCGACAGGATTGAATTATATGTTCAGGACGATATAACCGCGCTGAATATCTTCACAATTAAAGCTCAAGGGCATCAGGAGGCGGTGTAAATGGCCACAATCGTAGTAGAAGACGGAACCGGAAAGACTAACAGTAACTCATACGTGAGCGAGGCTGACTTCTCCACCTACGCCACAGACCGAGGCGTTACTATCGCAGGCACGGCGGCTGTACTGCTCATACAGGCGATGGATTACATCGAGAGTCAGATGTATAAGGGCTACAAATACACCGAGGCACAGGCGCTACAGTGGCCGCGTGGTAACGTGACAATCGACGGCTATTACGTGGCTGTAACAACTATCCCGCAATTACTCATTGACGCACAGTGTGAGGTTGCTATCGGTATTGACGGAGGCACTAACCCACTGGCTAATGCCACGCGCTCGACTAAAAGCGAGAAGGTGGGCGACATTGCAGTTGAGTATATGGATGGCGCGAGAGACTCAACCTATCTAGCGGCTGCCGAGTCTAAACTGTCCAAGCTACTTTCCGGTGGCTCAGGTGGCGTTAATGCGGTGGCTACCCGCGCATGAGTTTTTATTCCAATCTCGCCGCAATAGCTTCACGGCTCCTTGATACCTACGGGCAGACGGCCTCTTTCTCTCGCGTCACTGGCGGCACTAAGAATGCTGCGACGGGTATCACATCAGGCACATCGACAACGACCTACAGCGGCAAGGGTGCGGCGTTCGATTACAACCGCAGTGAGATAGACGGGACTCTGATTGTATCGGGTGATATCCGGTTAATGCTGGAGGCCACTACAACCGCTCCGCTTGTTGGCGATACCTGCACGGTGAGTTCTATTGCCTATCGCGTCGAGTCGGTGAAAGAATCATCCCCTGGTGGCGAAGCAACTCACTATGAACTCCAACTGAGAAAGTAATGGCCTCCTTCGCTAATCAGGTAAAAGCATTCGAGAAACTGGCTCTTGATAATGTCGAGAAGACGTTCAGAGGGACGGTGCTAGATGTATTTTCGGCTGTAGTGGCCGCCACACCTGTTGGCAATAAAAGCATTTGGAAGAGTCCGCAGGCTGCGCCAAAAGGCTACACGGGCGGGAGGCTTCGCGGTAACTGGCAGACCGCTATAGGTGCAGCCAAAACAGGCACGGTAGATCGCAAGGGCGGAGCAGGCCCTGACCGCGAAACAAGCAGCGCAGTATCAAGACTTAAATCATCCGACACAATCACGATGTCGAACAATCTTCCTTACGCCCATGCTGTAGAATATGGCCACAGCGCGCAAGCAAAGCGCGGAATGGTACGGGTAACATTGAGAAACTTCCGCAGACTTGTTGCAGCTAACGCGAGGAAGGCTAAAAGATGAGCGTATTTTTAGACATATCAGCCGCATTAGATGCGCGACTAGCGACTATGGGCAGCCTTCCTCCTGTCGAGTGGGAAAATGATAAATACTCACCGACCAAAGGCACTCTATATTTAAAGGCCGCGCTGCTCTCTGTTGATTCGGTTCAAGCCGAGCTCGGCGATACCGGAATGGATGAGAACGTAGGGGTTTATCAGGTCGATGTAGTGGCCCCGGCTGACAACGGGAAAAACGCTGGCATGGTGATGGCTGATTTAATCGCTAATCACTTTAAACGCGGCACCTATTTAACGTACAATAGCCGCACAGTTAGGATTGAAAACGTAGACAGATCAACAGCAATAATCGCAGACGGTTGGTACACAATACCGGTGTCTGTTAATTGGATAGCATTCACACAGGCGAGGTCTTAACAATGGCAAAGGCAACAGGCGCACGGTCAGAACTGACTTATAGCATCGAGGGGGTTTACGGCACCACCAACACCGTGAATGGAACGGCGTCAGGTGCCACCACTGACGCAACTGGCTACGCCATCGGGTCAACATCTATCACCATGGCAGCCGCAGGGACTGGAACGATCATTGTTGGTGATCTAATCAGCTTCGCAGGTGATACCCGTCAATACCCTGTGCTGACCGGAGATACTGACGTGTCTAACGGCGGAACTGTCGTTCTAAAGGCTCCAGGTTTGCTAGTGGCTATCCCTACGTCTGCAACTGCAATCACCGTAGCGCCTGCTCCTGCTATGACTGTCATCCCGCGCACAGGCGGCACACCGAACATGAGCAAGGAAGTATTCGAGAGCGCAGATATTCGCTCAGACCGTCAACGCTCAGACATGCGGCACGGCTGGCGCTCTGCTGCGCTCCCGCTTGCGTGTGAATTACGTCACGGTGAGTATGACCAACTGTTTGAGTCCGCCATGTATAGCGCATGGGTAGCGGATGTGCTGAAAATCGGAACTACCGAGACATCATTCAGCTTTCAGACCGCATTTAAAGATATTGGCCGCTTTCATGTGATGACCGGTGGCGTAGTAAACGAGACATCATTCAGTATCAAGCCAGACAGTATCGTGACCTGCACCTTCACCCTGGTTGGTAAGGACATGACCGTTAGCGCGGTAGACCTTGACGCGGCTCCAGCGCCTGCCGGAACTACCGAACCTTTCGACGCATTAACCGGAACAATCTCAGAGGGCGGTGGTTCAATCGCTATCGTGACAGGTTTGGATTTCTCAATCTCAAACAGCATCGAGGCGACCAAGGCAATCGGCGCAGCAGTAGCGGCGGAACAAATAGAGGGGCTTTGCGCTGTAACCGGCACCGTGACGGCTTACTTCGAGAATGATACATTGCTTGAGAAGTTCATTAATGAGACAAGCTCAAGCATCAGCGTAACTCTGACTGACCCCGCTTCTAATACGCTGACTTTTGACTTCCCGAATGTTCTCTATACCGGCGGAGAGGTGGCATTAAGCGGCACCGGCCCAGTCACATTGTCCATGCCTTTCACCGCTCTATATGATGCGACAGAGGCAACCACCATCAAAATCACAAGGAGCTAATAATGGATCTATTCGATCTAGCCTATGAAGATGTCGCAGTTATGGACATCAAAGGTCACGACGGAAAAATATTGGTGGACGAAGCCGGTAAGACTTCTACTATCGAGGTGTTCGGCCCTGATTCAGATGAGAAGATGCGAGCGCAGACAAAGTATAGGAAGGCGCTAATCTCAGCAGGTGGAGATCCTGATATGTCGATTGACGCGATGTGTCGGCTTCTATCTGACTGTACCAAGTCGATTAAAAACGTCACCTTCAAGGGGAAGCCTGCAACAGTAAAGCAGGCGTTCTCTCTGTATAAAGAGGTGACGATGGTTCGGGAACAAGTAGATACTTTCCTCGGTACAAAGGGAAATTTTACGAAGAGCGGCGCGAAGAGTTAAGGGAGTACATCCTTTCGACCTTCAAGCTGCAAGAGAATGTAGAGGGGGCTTCGATGGAGGCCCACCTTCGGAGCGTAGAGAAACAGACAGGGATTAAACCAGAAGGGCTAGAGGATAAAATTCCTCTTCCAATATGGGCGGGTGATATTTGGAATATGTATTGCGAGCTGTCTGAATACAGGGAGAGTGACGGGAAGATAAAGCCCACTGAAATAAAGGCATGGGCGAGCCTATCAGGCATCAGGTTATCAAGGATTGAATTCTTGCTACTCATGGACATCAACAAAGCATATTTAGAGAGCCAGCATAATGCCGAATGAAGTAGCGGGACTCATAATCGAAGCGAAGACAGCCGGAGTTGATAAGGCAAGTTCTGACCTTTCGCGACTGTCCACTCAAGCAGGGAAGGCGGGAAAAGCCTCTGATGGAATGGGGGAGTCATTCGATAGAACTGACAAAAAGACAAACACCCTATCCCGCTCAATGGGCGCGTTAGTATCTATCGCTGCCCTGGCTGGGATCGGGGCCAAGGTGATTGCAAGTCACCGAGAATTCACCGCAGCAATCAGCGACCTATCTGCAATTACTGGCGCGACTGGTGCTGATTTAGAATTCTACAATGAGCAAGCCAAGGACATTGGCGCTACAACCACACTCTCAGCAACGCAGGCGGCGCAAGCATTCAAACTGATAGCATCGGCAAAACCTGACCTGTTGAGCAGCAAAGAATCATTAGCGGCGGTCACACGCGAAGTTGTGGCGCTATCAGAAGCGTCAGGGGTAGAGCTAACGGCGGCAGCGTCAACGGTTGGTAGCGCGTTAAACCAATTCGGGGCTGATGCTGATGAGGCTAGTCGATTTGTAAACGTGTTGGCCGCTGGCGCTAAGTTCGGCGCATCCGAGGTAACAGATACTGCTGAGGCTTTACGGCTTGCCGGTACTGTGGCGAAGGGGGCAGGGCTTTCATTCGAGGAAACTAACGCAGCTATCCAAGCAATGGCGGCTGTGTCTCTCAAAGGAAGCGAGGCCGGAACGGGTCTGCGCGGAGTTCTACTCAAGTTGTCTACGCAGTCGAGGGATGAGTTTAATCCTGAGATTGTCGGCTTTACCCAAGCATTGCAGAACTTAGCCGATGCGAACCTTGATACTACGGCTAAAACAAAACTGTTTGGTCTTGAGTCAATCACGGCAGCAAATGCGCTTATCAATCAAGCCGATACTCTTGGCGGATTGACCAAGCAACTGACGGCCACCAACACAGCTTACGATCAAGCGTCCATCAGGACTAATAATCTTGATGGTGATGTAAAACAAATGGACTCAGCATGGGAGGGCGTTTCTCTGGTGCTTGGCGACACGTTTAACCCCGCGCTCAGGTTCACTGTCCAGCTAATGACCGACTCCGCAAAAGTAGCAAATACTCTTGCGCTTGAGATTGGCGACCTTGGAGACATGCTGGGGGCATACGCGGCAATCGCTGTATCTGTGGCGACCTTCGATCTTGACGGGGCATCAGCAATCATTGACGCGCGGAGAGAGGAAAGGAAGCTAATAGATGAGAAGATTTCAAAGATATGGGATGAAAAAGACGCGACGGAACAACTGACGGCATCCATTGCAGCTAAACAAGCAATCACGATGGAGCAGGTCGAGGAAGAAAAGACATCCAAGGCAAGTGGGGCAGAATCGACAAAAGTAGCAAGTTCTTTAGCAGAGCAAGAAGCCCTTCAAGTAATAGCCGATGACGCTCTATTCCTGCAATACGAAAGAGAGGACGCACAACTAACACGCACGAGAGAGATAGCAGAGGAAAAACTAGCTATACAGATGGATTATTGGAACAGGTTATATAACCTCGAAACTGGATCTCAGCAGGCAGGTCTAGACTTCGCCAACGCCATCAGGACAAACGACCTCAAAGGCGCATTACAGACCGGCGCTCTTGCCCTGGCTGGTGCCGCTAAACAATCCAGGGCAATGTTCAGCGTACAGAAGGCGTTAGCCCTTGCGAATGCCGCTGTAACGCTCCCAGATGCTATCATGAAGTCGTTTAACAATGGCGGCGGCTACCCGTGGGGATTAATCCCTGCTGGCCTTATGGCTGCACAGGGGGCGGCGCAAATATCAGCTATATCGTCATCATCATTCGGTGGTGGCGCAAAATCAACATCTGTCGGTGGAGGCGGCGGTGGAGGTGGTGCGCCTAGTTTGCCGCAGGGGGCCACTGCTACACCACAAGGTCTTGAAGTCGCCGCACCGCTGGTTACGCGAGAGCTAAGGGTAACAGTAGAGAGCGACGGGCCCAACTCGGACGGGATGCGCAAGTTCGCCGAGAATTTAGCTGATACAATCAAGGACATGGGCGGCAACTTCAATTTGGTGGTTTCATAATGGCTATAGCAACGGGCAGAATTGGATACAAGAACCTATTCACCACAACCGGCGTGACTGTTACTGAATCGGATGAGGTGGTAGGCTTTGAGAGTGAGAACGCATACGACTGGAAACAATACGATTGGTGGAAACAATCGGCACTGGGGACGAGCTGGTTACGCGCATCATTTGCATCCGCTAAGAGTGCTGATTATATGTGTGTCTTTGGGCATAACCTGTATTTGGTTGGCGGGTCTATAAAGCCTCAATACTCCACTGACGCGGGGGCAACGTGGCTAGACGCTACCACCGCAGTAACTCCGACTACATCAAAGACGCAGTTTATCGGCTTCACATCTGTTTCCGCTGCTGATTGGCGCTGTCTGGTAGTCACCACAACCGGTCAATCTATCATTTCTGGTATCATGATAGGCGAGGCGATGGTCTTTAATCGCGGCCTGCAAACTGGATTCTCTCCGGCCACCTTGTCACCTGATGTCGAATATAAAACCGGTAAATCAGAGATGGGCGTTAATCTCGGCGGCTCAGTGAAACGAACAGGAATCAGCGGTGATATCCAGCTCAAGAACCTAGACCCTACATGGGTGCGGACTGACTGGGAGCTAATGATAGACCATTTCAATCTCGGCTATCCTGCTGCGTTCGCGTGGGACTACGTTGACCACAACGACGAATCGGCGCTGATATGGGTCACTAAACAGATACCATCCCCTAATTACTCATCGACTCTATACATGGATGTGTCGCTGTCCTACGAGGGCATAGAATGAGCTACGACACAGAGAAAGCGAGGCTTGGTAGAGAGCCGCTCATTATTGCTGGGCTTGTAGTTGACTCATGCGCCGAGACCTACAGTGTTGCACCGTGTACCGCTGGGACGATATTAACCGGCACTGCTGTTCGTGCGCTCAACAATAAAATACAGTTGGATTCTAGCGCCTCGGCTGTTGCTGATGCTTACAACGGTAACGATATATCAATCACTGCCGGAACAGGTATCGGGCAGACTAGAGAAATCGGTGATTACGTCGTAGAGTCAGTGAACAATCGTGTCACGGACTCCGAGGATATCAGCACGTGGACGCCGAGCGCGGGAACCGTTGTAGTTAATGATATCGCCGCCCCTGACGGGAAGGTTACCGCCGATAAGATCGGGATGTCTGCGGATGGTACATTTCGCGGGTATAGAAAAACTTTCGTGTGCGACGCAAGCGCCACCCACACTATTTTCAGCTTTATCAAGGCGGGGACGTTAACCACCGTATATCTACAGGCCGATCTGGATACAGGCACCACCCGCATAGCATATGATACGACTACCGGAACCGCCTCATTGGTTGGGACAGCTAGCGCTTACGGAATGACGCTTATAGCGGATGGCTGGTGGATAGCATGGATGGTGGTAGATACCATTGCGGCGGAGACGTCGTTACAAATCAGGCTCCTGCTGGACACGGGGGTGATCGGTGACTACGCCTATTTCTGGGGCGTTCAGATGACCGTATCTAGCGCCGTTCTGCCTTACCTCCAGACATCCGGCGCAGCAGCAACCGAAACAATCCGCGAGGCAACCTTAACCACTAACTGGACAACCGTACCGGATAGCACCTCTGGGTACTCAATAAAAGATTTATCGAACGCCTGCTATAACACTCGCAACACATGCCAGGACATACCCAATTACAACAAGACCACGGAAGAATATAAATTCTGTCAGCCACTTTCAAGCCTGCCGATAGGTGAGCCACTATTTCCCGCGCTATATGGAAATGTGCAGAAAGCACCTACCACTACAACAGGCGGGAAAGGTCTTGGGAATCGCGCTGTAGTCTCGGTGAAGATCAAAGACTTTCCGCACCATGACAGGGGTGTTGATCCGTACTGGGAAACGAGAACCTTTGACGCTGAGACTCAGGGTACTTTTTGGGGAAAGTGGCTCGCTCGGAATATCTACTACGAAGGCCGGACGCTAAAGCTCTACTACGGGTACAACGCCGATACTTTCTCTATCGCTGATTTTCAGGTTCAGGAATACGACATCACC